AATGACAGACCAAGAGCGCATCTATTTACAGACAGGCTGTTACGTATCAGATATAGAGGACGGTAACAGTTGGTCCAGCATGAGAGGTTTTGGAGTACCTGCTATGGGAGGCTACTGGCTCAGGCTATACAACGATAACCTGACTGATAATACTGTGAATGTACAGTACCAAGCGATACCTACTGACTAGTGAATCGTAAGGACCTGAAACGTAAGCTGTTTGATGAGCGTGACCGTTGCGACTGGTGTGATCACTGGTTGAATAACGAAGGTGACATGCACGAATGGCTTCTTAAGCGTAGTGCAGTTCCCAAAAGCAAGAAGAATAAAATATTTGATGAGCGTAACTGTTCGCTATTGCATCATCATTGCCATATGGAATTCGGCCAGACAAAAGCAATGAGAGAAAAGTTAGCTCCGATCTTTGTGTCTCGCTATGGTACAGAAAGTATGCTGGACTTTATAAACTCTTTATCTCTAAGATCTTCCCATGAATATATTGCTCTCATAGTAGATGCATTATGAGGTATAATTTTCGTAGGGGTTGAGTTCCACGGATGTACTATTATATAATTTAACTACCTCAACTCAACCCCACTTCTTAATAGCCCCTAATTATCAATGTGTTTTATTATATTGTATGGTAAAATACCGGCATGAATAATCAACATGTTTCAACAGAGTCGGACGAGAAGGTGACAGCTTCGTGGGTAGTCAATCGAGGTCTTCGTGAAATGATTGCTCAACGTGCAAAGGTAGAGGATAGATCAGAGTCCTCATTGATTAGACAAATCCTACGAGAACACTTCTCTCATTATAGATACCAGACTGGGCCAGTTGCATACCCATATATGCAACCTACTCAGAAGGTATAAACAACAACATACCTAAAAGGAGGTAAAGTATTATGCCTATAGTTAAGAAGTCAAATACTGGCTTTGTTGCGCAAGCTTTGCAAGGCGCATCATCAATAGCCGATCCAATGTCAGAAACATGGGAAGCGAATCTTCCTGTGTCCGCAGTTTATCTCTGGACACATAATGGTAAGCCGGAGGCCAATGAAGGAGTGCCTCGTCACGGTGGCTTTGCCGCTTCAGCCGAGGCAGTAGATGAATTGTTGTCTACTGAGGATATAGTGGTTCCCAGTGATTGGGACCGTATAGATTTACATGGGAGAGAGGGTGCATATGGGGCATACCTTACCCGAAAAGTAATAGTAGCACCTATAGGGTTCAGGTTACGTTGGCTGGACCAGACAGGTGGATATCAAACACAGTTTGATAGAGACAATGGGTTCACACGCCGACATGTACAGGTACTATCTGGCTTAGGTTACTTAGACGATGCTACCCCAAAGTTTGCTGGCTACTGTGTGCTCACCGCTAAAGGATATCAAGCGGGTAATCTCATGGATTCACTGCGTGACTTTTATAATGCCATTGGTCCTGCTCGAAGGGCTGCTGGTGCAGACAATGGTATAGCTCAGTGTGCTTTCTGGCATAGCATTGGTACTTTTGGTGACGAGCCAGAGTACGATCAAGTAGGATCATCTGCAAAGAGTGTTATCACACCACTACGGCCACACCCTCTCTATTTAGGTGGTGATGAAATCACAGAGGAACGTCTTAAAGTTATTTTCGTAGGTCGTGAGAACTACGAAAGCTTTACTAAGGTTGCTGAAGGTGCAGAGGAATGGTTGAAGGCATGGAATCAAGGATCTGATGATACTGATACTACAATACTAGATGAACCAGTGTTCGCTACTTCAGAAGAGGTTGTGAATACACTTTTCTAGTGGTGCCTGAAATTACTGACCAATACATCGAGGATGTTGGGGGGCGTAAGTACTTTACTATGCTTCCTAATCTCCTTGATGATGTTGGATTATCCCCTTTTGCTTTTCGTTTATTAGTACACTACTATAGAGTATGTGGTGGCAACAGCACTTGCTATGAAGGTGTGCGTACTACAGCTAAGCGTACCTGTATGAGTGTAGGCAAGGTAAGCGAGGGTCGAAGGGAGTTAGAAAAAGACGGTTGGATAAGGTTACGAGCAGAGCAATGCCAGAATAGGCCTGCACCCACGTTAGTCGTAAGCATACAAGATCGCTGGAAAGAGAACATGGAGCAGTATGAGAATGGTTCTCCCTCAGTCAAGGCTAAAGCTAAGAAAAAAAAAGCAAAGCCCAAAGTTACCGACGCAGAGCAAGCAATCAAAAAACGTACAGTTGGTATCAAAGATGCTTACGTGGAATTATTGGGGTATGGCCCCAAATGGTATCAAGGAGAAGGTAAAGCTGCACGTCTTATTGCTGAGAAGTACAGTGTCTCGCAGTTCAAGCAAGCTTATAAGTATTATAAGAGCCAAAAGTTTTGGCAAGACAAGAAGCTAAGTCTAAGATTTCTGGTACAACAAATGCCAGAATGGGAGAAGAAAAATGCAACAGCAAAAGCAGGACATCATACCTCATCAGATATTGGTGACTTCCTTGCCGGAGTTACCAGTTGACTTTAGTGTCTTCGATCACTTCGATGTAACATGGCATCCTAAATGCCAAGAAGCGAAGGCCAAAGTGTATGCATGGATTGAATCCCTCATAGAAGGAGAGCCTGGGGGGATTGTGTTATGGAGTAAGAACTATGGATGTGGTAAGACACACCTAGCCCAAGCCGCATACAGGGCTTTAGGTGCTGTACCTACCCCGCCTTATGGTTTTAGAAAACATGGAGAGTTTATAACCTCTGAGGAGTTTTTTCAGTCAATACGAGACAGTTACGCACATGGATCTCCGACTCAATTGTTCAAAGATTGGGAGCAGTCTCCTTATTTGATAATGGATGACTTTGGAAAAGAGTATGCTGCCAATATGGAGTGGGCTCGAGAACAATTTTATAAGCTAATGAATCGTATCCACGAACACAAAAGTTTCTTGTTGACTAGTAATCTCACACCTGCTGAACTAGGAGAGAGGATAGGTGGAGCTTCTATGTCTAGACTAATTGGTATGTGCGGTCAAGATGGCTTCGTAGATATGTCGGATATACCTGACTACAGGGTGAAAAATCATGGGAAAAATAGAAGAGTTGGGACGCAAGCGACAACAGTCACATGGAAAGCAGGGAACACATCGCCTCTTTAAAGATCCCAATGCGGAAAATGTAGTTGGGGTGGCGGGCGAATTTGCATTCGCAAACGAGTTTGGTTTTACTATAGATGAAGATGACCTATGGCAACGGCCTTGGGGTGATGGTGGAGTAGACTTTGAACTGGCTAATGGGATCACTATAGATGTAAAGCGTGCTCGCAAGCCAGTTTTTCTTTTGGTAAAAGAAACTGATATAGAACAGGTAGCTGATGTCCTAGTGCTAGGTAAATTCATTGATGTTGATACAATCAAGTGGGTTGGTTGGACACTTGGTAAGATAATGAAGCATGCTATCATGAAAGATTTCGGATATCGTATCCGTAGCTATGCGTTACCAGCCAAGGATCTAACATCAATGGACAGATTGAAACTGTTCTTAGAAAAGAATGGGCACTATGATTGTGGGCTTGACTTAGGAGATATATGGTTATGAATAATGAAGCACTGACACTGACACCAGCACAACTAATACCAGATAGTTACCTCGAGCTATTGCAACAGGTCAGGGGCTTAGGAGACGTGGAGTTCTGGTCAATTGGAGACATTGCTACTTCATTGGAAGATGAAGCATCTGATAACCCTAAGAAGAAGAGGGCGGTACGGCAGGCAATAGCAGATGTAAGTGGTGTATTGCCAGATACAGTGCTGAGGTACAAGAATTGTGCAGAGTTCTTTCCAGTGCAGGTACGTGAAGAATATGTTACCCTTACTAGGTATCATTTCAGAGCAGCACGTTCTGCAGGTAGTTTAGATGCCGCAAAATCGTGGTTGACAAAAGCGGTAGAGAGCGCGGATAATTATGGAGGAGTACCTATGCCAGTAAGAACACTGATCGCACTTATAGCTGACGCAAGAGATCGTAAGGACAAAGTGAAATCTCAGAAGCGGCAGTTCGCCAACAATATGAAGCGTGCCGAATCAGCTTTGGACAAAGCCATTAGTATAGGAGGCCAGTTAGAGATTGGTCGTGCTTGCCAAGACTCTTTGTTCATTGCATTAGCTGCTGTGCAAGATACCACTACTGAGTGTAGCAATGAGTAAAAGCAAACTAGAAGACGAACTACTAGCGCAACTAAAGCTTCTCAAGGTTAAGAAGCCGGTAAGAGAGTATCGCTTTAGTAATGCTAGGAGGTTTAGGTTTGACTTTGCCTGGCCTAAAGAGAAGGTAGCATGTGAGGTACAGGGAGGCATATGGGTAGGAGGCAGGCATAATCGTGGCAAAGGCTATGAGAATGACTGTGACAAACTAAATCTAAGCCAGCTTGAAGGATGGTTGTTACTTTATGTCACCACCACTCACATTGCAAGGGGTGATGCAGTAGAACTAATTCGTAAAGCATTAAAGGTTCGACTACAATGATAGTGATGTAGTATAATTACATCACATAATTCGGAGGAATTATAAGATGAAGAATGGCTGGAAGACAACTGAGTTTTGGGTATCTGTAAGTGCTCTAGCAGCGGGAGTGATTGCTTCTTCTCAGGGCTTTCTACCTCCAGAGGCCGCTGCTTGGGCAGGAGCTATAATTGCAGGGCTTTACGCATTCAGTAGAGGTCTTGCTAAACAAGGGCAATAGCCGTATAATATACACATCACCTCCTTAGTAGTGGAGAGCACAGGTTTTTCTCCTTTCCTCCTGAGCTTCTCCAATTTGTAACATAGGGGAGGCTATGAAAGTAGCCTCCCCTAATTTTTATTCCACTATTATTACATCAACTATATACGACCCTGATGGTGAGAATTTATCACGTACAATACCCACCCCTTCTCCGTCTGGTACCCAGATTGGATCACGCTGTAAGATGTCAAGCCTCACACTACCGTCATACTCAATGGTATAAACAGCCCCACCACGATCGATACACAGGAAGGTATTCTTGAGCGCAGGGATGTAGAAGTTCGTACCAAGCGGGTACTCACTAGGACAGGCAACTGTTGCATATTTCTCGTGCCACCACGACCATGGATGCCATCTCCCCGAGCCATCAGTGAGCCACGATGTACACTCACCGTTGACCACGTTATCTGGGTGACAGTTAGGTCCAAGATTCGGTGGCCAATAGTAGCTCAAACGAGCTTGGAGTGGTGGTTCTGCGGTAGGTTCGGGTGTCGGTGGTACTGGTGTGTTTATTTGTACGTCTATGTATGGGTTGATTAGTGTGGCTTCAGCTACTGGTGGCTCTACTTCATACGACCTAAAGGTATTCCATACCACAATGCCTGTTACAAAACCAGCCATCATGGATAGGGCAATCATAATTATTGTTACTTCACGTCTTGATAACATAACTAACCTCCTTGTTAGTTCATATAGATATGCCACAGATTCATGTACTCACATTCTGTGACATGCTTCATTGCTTCTTCCATTAGTATATCCATGTCTGTTGAGTCACACTCGAAGGGAGGCCACCCAGATAATACAAATGCAGGCGGCATCTCTATTGGGAAGCGGTCTTCTACTATCACAAAGTTTGTATTGTATACTGTACTTGCTATATAGTATTTCATACGAAGATCTTTCTCTCTAGGTCTACCTCTAACGGTGTGTGTGATGGCACTCCCTGACAAAAACTACCATGTGACCATCGTAGGTCACGTCTAATCTTTCTTACACCTGCTGCTACTTGTTCTATCTGTATCTTGTTGGGAGTAGCTAGGTAATATGATGCACCAGCATCTTGTTTGCGTACCACTAAAGGTTCTCCCGAATGATACACTAAGAAGGTATCTCCTACTGCTATACCAGCACGTAGTAATGTGTATGTAAGGTCATCTCTATCGCTTTGATCTCTTAAGAGTTTAGTCTTTTTTCTCTTGGCTGATGCCCATGTTAGCCGTCTTTGTTTTATCCTTGCTTTTTGTTTTTGGTTTTTAGGAAGCCTATTGAATATTTCACTGAGACTTAGGGTCACGCCAGCCCAAGGCCATCCGCTTTGGTTGTTACCATACACATTGCCAACATACACTAGGTTATACTTCTTTCCGCCATATGCATTATTATTATCCTGTCTACGCTTAGGTGATTTTACAACTTGTTGTGCTTTCATTCGCTAACCTCATCATGCAATACTGTATTTAGATCTGGACACATACTGTCATTTATATTGAACATTTCGTTGTGGATATCACGCCTCCACTGGTCTGCCTTACTGAATGGTAGTAGCTTGCATTCTCGAATGCAGTAGCAGTACGTCCATACAGTACCTAACCTTTGACCAGACGGATAGTAATCCGCCTGGTCTTTAGGTGTTTTATTCTGTTTCTTTTTCCTGCGTTTCGTAGTCATCGTCTAGTATAGGTTTCTCGTAGCCGTCATCGCCTTCGTAAGCCACCCAATCTACGTACTCAGCCTGCTCTACAGCCTTGAGGACACGCTTGACCAGTACATCCTTATCTAGATGTGTGGTGTTGATTGTAGCTATTACTTTCTGATTGAAAGTTCTAATCTGTATTGATGCCATAGGGTGTCAGTTAATCCTCCTCTAGGCTCTCGCCTGCATATAGTATGTCACGATGCAGTGCACCTACTAGTGTCTCAACATCTACTAGCTTATGTAGTGCAGCTTGTAACTCTGATGCAATGATAAAAGCCCGCCCTGATGCTACAGTTTCCTCTCCATCTGGATATAGATTAGCCTTAGCATTCTTGATCATATGCTGTGCATTCCATAGTATTGTTTTGATCTTCGTAACTTCTGCTTGATATAGTTCAGTCATGATGTTGCTCCTTGCGTGTAGACCAAGGAGAAGTTATAGCTTTGGTAAGTACGGCATATGAAAGTTCACCATCAGTATCATATACTTCTATTGGTTCAGCCTTGCTTACACTGGCACAGTATGCTACTCGGTAGCTATCGTATGTCCACCACCCATGCTTGTCCTTCTCACCTTCCATGTTACCGTTGTAGTCATCCCAGTAGTGATCCATGAATTTGTTTTCCGCATAATCTTCTACCTCAGCTATACTACTGGCGTATACATAGCGTATATCTTTTGTTTCTAATTCACCTTCTCTCCACCAAATCTCCATCTGATATATTTCTTTCATCCTTGCACCTCCTTATCTTTCTCAAGTTTGTCAAACTTACCCTGTAATTTTTTAGTGATTTGTTTTTTTAGTTTCTCATTCATCTCATCACTAAGACCTATAACTTCAAAGTGGTCATCCCAGAAATCGTGTCCGTCTTTGTTATCTTTTTGGTCACTCATACTACCTCCTTTACACTAGCTAGTATTTCACAGTATCCATGCCCACCTTCAATGAGAACATAATCACAGTAGTCCCCATTGTGATGCAACATAGGACAGGAGCATGCTTCGTTCTCATAGTTTTCGGTAGTATCAAAGTTTTGGTATGGACAATCCAACAATTCCTCTGTAGGTTGTTCACCACACCGTCTATCAAACTCAGCCTCCTCCTTTGAGGAGGCTAGGTCTAGAAATTCTAGTACCAGCCCATTCTTATGATCTATTTTTTCAACAGTCATCAGTTCTCCTTTGTCGCTAGTACGATGTGTATGGACATGAGGATGCCCACTATCAGAATGAACTGATAGTGAGTCTCCAATATGTCTAGTATTGTATTTACCACAGTATCTCCTGTGGAATTTCATCAGTCACCCAACTTGATACCTGACCAGCATAGTCCTCTACCTCAGTGGCATTGCCGACTAGCTCATCAGCTACATTCCGTACAGCTACAATGGCTTCTTTGAAATCATGTTCTATCTCGTGGGTAATACTATCTAGAGCATTCTCTAGGTCGTCTAGCTGCTGCTCTACATCACTAACTTTGTCTTCCAGATTTGATCCTTCGTTATTGCAGTAGTTTGCATAGTCATATGCATTTTCAGCTATTGATGCTAGGTCACTCCAATTTGCTGATGGTAGCTTAGGTAGCTTGTCTCCTTTCAGCAGTTTGATGCCTTTCTGGTACTCGTACAGGAACTCATTGTTTCTGTCTAACATTTCCATAGTTTTATTGATGTCACTCACTGGTATCACCTTCAACAATCTTTGCCACCAGTTTGATGTGCGCTGCAATTGCCTGGTGTCCACTAGTAAATTCTCGTACCTCATTACGACCCTGTTACTCGCACCAATCACATCTTGCAGGGTAGTGTACTGTTGTCCTTCTTTATCTGTTTTATGTTCTAACATATTCATACTCCTTTATTGTCTGGTGAATTATCTATGTGATACATCAGGTTATTCACTGACCTGTGTTGCTGTGCTTCAAGGCAACTCTCTAATGCTGTGATGAGTGCCTTCAGTACTGTCCTATGCGTTATCGTGATGGACTCTACATATTCTATACCTTTATGTTTAGCCTGCTCGATAACGACACTGTTCTCGAAGCTATAAGCCTCGTCTCTCTTGAATGATACTATCATTGGCAACCTCCTATGGTTGATATTGCATTGTGCTTTTCAGCATATGACTGGTCAGGATTTGCACCTGATGAAGCACTATGCCCAGTCGGATACATATCCTATAAGAAGTAATCCTCTAGTTCAAGTGATAGCTCGGCAGTAGGTTCGTCACTAGTCAACGCAGACATCTCTTTTAGGTCACTGATTGTTAGGG